CGCGTGCAGCCTCGCTTGAAAAGATATGCTTATCCGCAATGGTCACGGTCATCCTGAGTCTTGAGTCTGTATACCTGTTCGCCAATTTAAGCGTTAGAATATCCACTAAATCACCACCCAGTCTGTACCATTGCTGATCCAAGCGTCTAATTCTGCATTAGTAATAACAAAGATGGTGCCCACTGGTACACTATTGGCAGGTGGTCTACCTGATATGTCTGCCCCAAAGATAGTGCCAGATAGTGTAACCGGCCACGGGTTTTGACCGGGTGCACCCTGGTTCAACTCCACAGTGCCTAAGTCCACGGTTACGCCTTCAACAGTTACATCAGTAGCAAGCATCAAGTAGCCGTCTTCACTCACCTTAACCGGCACTAGATTGTCTCCGTCACGTCCATGCACTAAGACCTTTAGCTTGCCGTCATCCGTCACCCTCGCTATTTTCCTACCGTCTACTATCCTTGCATCCATATCATCACCACCTGCCTAACTATCCAGTATCTCTTGGAGTCTTGCCGACCTCTTAGGCTTCGGCTGCTCCTCAGGCTTCGGCTGCTCCTCAGGCTTCGGCTGCTCCTCATCGGCAAATATGGTTACACCGAACGACCTGCTTTGTTTGATGAAATCTATCTCCTCTTTGGAGCTTGTTACATAGACTCCATCCTGAAACCTTATGCGTCTGCCAGGAGACCCCTTTGTCATAGGCTCCATTACCATTACCAGGTTATAATGTGGAGTCCTAAATATCATTTCTGCACCTCCTAAATGATAAGAAGAGGGGGATGACTCCCCCTCAGTCTAGCTACGCGTTCTGGCTTCTCGCTACTCCCTTAATGAGAGTATGTGCCTTTGGCAGGTGGACTTCGACGCCAAACTCCGTCCAGTATTCATCGAGCCAACCATGCCGGTCGTTTTCCTGTAGGTTGATGTCCAGCTTGGTATCACATCCTACAAGCGGTCTGTAGTAGATATGGCTCATATCCACTATCAATCCCATACCATCATACCCATGTGAGAAGGTCTTGGACACTACTATGTTGAGTTCGCCATGAGCACTCAAGTACTTCTGGATGCGAACTCCGTATGTCCTCTGTCCTACCTCGGTTGTCAGTTTCCCGGCGCTGATTTGGTTTATCTGGCTGATGATGCGCGGACACGCTACAAGCAGCTTCTTGTCGCTGCCGTACTGGAACGCCATCTCGCACACCAGTTCAAACTCTTCTTCGGTGAGGACTCGGTTCCCCTGGAAGTCATAGACGTTACCGCCCTCCTCCACAAAGGACATGATTCCCCTTGTGGTGCGCCGTCGCGCTGGAATGTCGTCCTTCAGCTCACCGAATAGCATTGTCCTTTCCAATTCCAACCGGTGCTCCAGCGCCTTCCTCCGCCTCAGCCTCTTGCGCTCACTCTCGCTGGTTCTGAGGGCAATCTTCTCGCCCCTTAGCGAGCCGTCAAACGGAGTCCTAATCTCTTGAGTGACGTTATAGCGCTCTGTCGGCTGGTCTACCCTGGTCTCAGGAGCAAGGGAGTTCTCTTCCATTGCGTTGCCGAGCTTGAGAATGTAATGCGGGATGCCGCTTTGGGCAATAGCAGCAGCGTTCGTTGAGCCATAGCCCCGCAATACGGTAACAGTCTTTGTGTTTCGGTTTACGGCTGTAACAAACAGCTGCTCACCTGTTTCGGTGATTTTTAGTATGTCTTTCGCACTGATATGTGCTACATCAGCCAGGACTATCTCAGTAGCATCTGCAGCGAGTGGCTCCGCTGCTGTGCTGAACGTAGTCCACCACGGTGCTGGTTCCTCGTCATACCAGTAAAACTTCTCCGAGTCTACGACCTTCTTCCGCGCCCTCATCATAAACACGGCAAACGGAGAAGCATCCGGTACCAGTTGTGCTATTTCTTTGTTAACATCAAAACGCTTTCTCATTGCTGAAATATCATATATACTTGCTGGCCCTACCGCCATTTGATACACCTCCTAATAAATTAGCGGTAGGCTCTTTTGCCTAACCGCTATAAGTCATCGAATATTCCTGTTGGTTCACCGCTACCGAAAATGTCCGCTAGGAACGCCTTCTCAGCATCCTGTGGCTTGGCAGTCCTTGCACCGCTACTACCTGGCAGCCTCGCTGCTGCTTTGCCGGCCTCTGTTTGTGCTGTCTGAGAGGCTGCTACTATATGCCTCGCTTTCGCCATCTGGTACGCCGTTTCCATGCCATCCGGCATAGCTGCAAGCATCGGCTGAGTTTGGTAAATCTGCATCATGTCTTGTGCGTAGTCCTTGAAGTCGGGGTATTTCGCTGCAAGCTCCAGGGCTTGCCTATTGAAATACTCCTGCATCATGAACTGTTGCACTGGTGCTACCGCCTGACCAAACTTCTGCTCAATCTGTTGTAGCCGTTCTGACAGCACCTTTTCCTGTTGCCTGATCAGCGCCTTGGTCAGTCCGGGATATAGCTGCTCAAACTCTTCAAGTAACTCGTCATATTCGTCCTTTGCTTGCTGCTGCTCAGGCATCGGCTGCTGTTGTCCCATTTGGGGCAGCGCCTGCAAGTACCCCTGCAACATGTAGAGTTGCTGTCTCAGCTGCTCTTTCTCTTCATCCCGTGAACCAAGTTTCCGCTCAAGCTCCTGATAGGATTTGACCAGGTCGTCTACACTCTTGAACTTTCCAAGTAACAGTTCGCCTTCTGTCTGTTCCGGTTCCTTGCTTGTGTCCTCGGCACTTCCTTCAGGTTGTCCTTCAGGTTGTCCTTCCGGGCCTGTCGCCTGCTCCTCAAAGTCTTGTCCGGTTTCCGGGGACTCGTCGAGTTCGAGCAGGTCGTCATCGAAGATACCATTTGCCATTACGTCTTAACCCCTTTCTTTGTCCAGCCGGTTGTTCACATAGCTGAGCACTCGTTCCATGCCCGTTATCTCACCCTGGAGGCGGGCAATATCGGAGAGGTCGTCGAAGCGCTCAACCTGGAGCCGTCTGGTTATGGATGCGAGGGCCTCTCTTGCAAGCCCCTCTATAAGCAGCCAGCCCTCACTATGTGCAAGGGCTGACAACTTCGCCTTATCTTCTTTTGTGAGCTTCACTCAATCACGCTCCTACCCAATGCCTTCTGGTGGGGGGTTCTATGCCGGGCATCATACCGGGTGGCGCTCCCATGCCCGGCATCGGCTGCCCAACCTGTGGTTGCCCCATCTGCGCCAAAGCTGCTTGCGCTTGCGCTGCCTGCTGCATTTGCATAACTTCCTCTTGCGAATACATGAATTTATCTACATTGCGGAAATCAAAGGAATTCAACCATTCCCTCGTTAGCTCATATTTCTTGATGAACGGGTTATTCGTCTGTATCGCAAATGCGAGCGCCTGTGTGAGTTGCTGACGCCGAAGCTCCTTGTTGCTGGCCGGGTCTGTCGAGGCCCCTGCCGGTCGATAATCGTATTCACCTATGATTTCATGAGGCTCTACCATCTGCCATTCTTGGACTGCTCTGTCACCGAATAGCTGTACTAGCCTGGGAGAATCTATAAACTGCTGGTTGTTGCAATCCATTAGCATTGCCATACGGCGAATGCCGAGAGAATCGAACAACAAAATCTTCACATCAAACCTAAGCGCTGCATTGCTTGCCTGGGTGATTGTGGCCGTCGCAGTCTCCCTGCTCTCAGGAGCCATGCCACGTATCACGTTGGGTGTTGCAAGGGTGCTCTCCATATCTTGTTTGATGACCTGCTCTTCGTTGTATGCGCTTGCGGTTACGTCTGGGGTGACTAGTGGTTGAATATCGCCTTGCGGATTATCTACTTCGATGATGCCATGAGGACGTGAGATTAGTTGCTCTTCGTCGATGCCTCGCCTGACTATCCACATGCGGTTCAGTACCAGGCTCACGTTGTCTATGCGCTGGTTTCTGTGGGTATTTAGTTCGGCCTGCAAGTGCTCAATGAGCTGCACTGCACTCATGCCGAATATCTGATTCGGGAGCTTCTCAAAGCTCACCACGACAAACGGCTTCTTTCCGTGGCGCCAGTATGGATTCTCACCGTCATACGCTAGCTGCTTGCGGTTGACCAGGATTGCGTGACGCTCATCCTCCCAATAGTGGAGCACTTCAAACAGGTGTCCTTTGGCACCTTCCTTCGGCCAGTAGCCGTCAGACGCTTCAGGAGTCAGCCCCACGCTAGACATCAGCTCCCATGCGCCGTCATGTAGCTCGCCCTGTGCGCCTCGCAAGGCTTCCCAGTCGATGGGATACACCTCACCGCTTCCGGCAGCCTCTAACACCCGCAACTTCTCCTCCAGTTGCTCCTGAGTGCACCACTCCCTCTGGAACACGAACCGGCAGGAATCTACGTCTCGGCCCCTCGGATCGGGCCAGAAGTCGAAGAAGTTTATATTGACAAGCTCATTATCATCCCACACCACCGCTTCACGCTCCACTATTTGCCACCCTGTCACCATAGGCGTAGGCTCCGGTATTCCGGCCATCGGGTTATACACTATCTCAATCACCGGCTCCCGTGTCCGGATCATGCGCTTCTCATATCGCCACCCTACGCCAAGTATGGCAGCGGGGAAGATAAGCATCGACGTTATAAAGTCGTAGAACACCGACACCACATTATTCCGCTCCAGCTGCTGATCCACCAAGGCCGCGGCCAGGCGCGCCTTGACCTCATTCGCTTCCATCGTCTCAGGAGTTGCGCCCCGCGGGGATGGGAGGAAATCGATGTATGGACGGCTCACGCCGAAGAAGCTCTTAATAAGCCTAGCCCGCCAGGTGTCGACGGCCTCATACGTTCGGGGAATGTGCAGGTTCGACCGCCCCTTTTGCTCTTCAGAGAGTGCCTTGCGCCAGCCTACGTATAGCTGATAGCATCGAGTTGCCACATCGTGGTACTGACTGCGCCATGAGTCGGCATACTCGAACCGCTGAAGGAGTTCGGCAGTCTTCTCTTGTCTTGCGTCATGGTCGTGCCCCGCTTCCGGCGCCATCCCTGGTTCTATTATCATGTCGGTTAGCTGTATATCCATGCTACAGCCTCCTAATAGCCTGTTATCTCACTTATTACGGGTTTTGTCCGCTCTTTCTTCCACTTCCTACGCCTTTCGCGCTCCTCCTCCTCCACAGTTAGGGGAGGCCGGGACATGATGCCATACCTCACAGACTCCGGCCCGTGATCCTCGCACGCATCCGACACATCCTCCGGGTTGTGCGTGTCGTGTATCAGCGCCGGGAGGGTGCGTATCAGATTGTGGCATGTGTTGAACACCGCCAGCCTCGCTACCTCTACGCCCTGCTCATCGGTGTACGGCTTGAGATACTCGCGCATCAACCGCCAGCCCGGTACTCGCCTGTCATCGGCCCTGATGATGCCGGTAAGTCCGGCTTGCACCAGCAGCTCATACCCGGCTACTCCGGTGTCCTGTCGCCTGTTCCAGAGGTCAGGGCTTGCCACGGTGTAGTCGATGTGCTCGTGCGCCGGGGTTAGCTCTCTGATGCGCTTGGCGGCCTCCGACAGTATCAGATCCGGCTGATACAACTCCCGGTAGATATAGCACCGCCCGGACTGATCCACCGCCCACCAGTAGCAGGCCGTGCAATCCAGCCCGTAGTCCAGGCTCCGGAATCGGCGCCACCAGTGCGGTATCTCGAAAGGCTCCACCACGTGTATGTCGGGACGCCACTCCGTGAAATATTGCCCCGCGAACACGCTCCAATCGCCCTCTAATAGCTGTCGCCGGACAATCTCCGGCTGTGCCTCCAGCCTTGCTCTGTAGCCGGGGTCACGCTGCTCCAGGATGATATTGTCACTCAGCCGGGCCGGGATGAAGAGGTGTCTTTCATATACACCAGGCTCCACTTCCACCTCGTGGACAACCTCAGGAGGGCCGGGATCTATGAATTCCGCCTGTGCCCAAAGGTGCCCCACGTTGCCGGGATTGCTTGCCAGGGCCATAAATGGCGTCACGCCCGGCTTTGTGGCCCGGTTCCGGGTGCGAAGGTATCTGTATTGACTTCTCAGGAACTGCGTGGCCTCGTCAATCAACACGATGTCAAACTGCTGGCTCTGGTAGTTGTATACATCCTCCTCGGCCTTGCAGTGGCAAAACTGAAGAATACTCCCGGTCGGAAACGTCCACCGGCGCTGTCCGCCGTGCCACTTCGCCCAGCCACTCATAAGCTCGTGAGACCTCATGATAGCTCCGCCTGGCCCCTCAAGCATGGGGAACTCCCGGCGAAAGTAGCCAATACTTATGCCTGGATACGTTAGCCCTGCTACAATCCCCGCCATTAGAAGCGCATCGCTTTTGCCACCACCGGCTGCCCCGCCATAGAGGATTACATCTGCTCTCGGCTCAGTCGGCCCGCCACCGTCCCAGGGGTGCGACAGTCCGCACGCCCGCAAGAACGTCATCTGCCGGGGCTGCTTGGCCCACTCGATGGTTATGTCGGCCTTACGGTTACGCGCCACCATCCTCACCCTCACCGGGGGAGACGAAGGCCACTGTTAGCGGCTTGCCACCGGCGCCGGTAAGCTCGGTGCTGGTGCGCTCCTTGTATTTATCCGGCTTTGCGCCCTTGAGCAAGAATATCGTGAGGGTCGTGTCTCCTTCCAAGGCTCGTTGGT